CAGCGCCCGAGGTACGTTATCCAGTACCTACGGGTGCAGCGTGTCAGTTTAGGGTATTGGGGCGGCAAGCCCCACCGCTCGTGGAACTCGGTCATGCCTTGCCCCTCGCTCTAATCGCATCGGCAGCGGGTGAGAACTTGAAAGACTCGCACACTTCCGCGCAAGCCTCCCGCTCGGCTTCTGCGACCAGTTTGGCGAAGTGTTCAATCGTCGCCAGTTCGCAGAGCCGAAAATCAAACGGGTTCGCGTTTGGGTGCGCTGTGACCGCTTCCTGTATCAACGGAATCAGTTCTTCACGAGTCATTTGCGACCGTCCAGAGCCTTGCGGAGTTCTTCGACGAACGGTTGCAATTGCGGGACGGTTAGCCCCTCGTCCCATGCGTACAGCAAAGCCCTAGCCGTGGTGCGTATCCATTCGTCACGGCTTGGCGGGTTATCGTCAATTGAGCGGAACAGGTCTTCAAGTTCAGCCATTGTCGGGGTGTGTGGTTTGTTCATGGGTCACCAATACACAGAGTCGGGGTTGATACGTCGGCGGCTGTGCCAGTTCGGTGGCGGCACTTCCCGCCAATCCATGCCGCGACAATGCCAGAAAGCAAGACGACGCCAGAGGTTACGCATGGGGCGCACCTCGCAGTTTGTAGCGGGCGTAATGCTTGCCGTTGGCCGTCTCCCTATGGCACTCAATGTCCAGCCCCTCGCGCCTTAAATCGGCCACACGAGCGGCAAGGCGAAAGCATCCAAAGTCTTGCAGGGCGTCGAGCGGGGTGAGTGACCGCCCCGATAACAGGGCGGCTTTAATGGCTTCATTCTGCGACATCTAACGAACTCCCTATGTTTACCTCGTCTATCTCCCAATCCATCGTTGAACAGGCGATAACGCCGCCTCTGACGATCTGCAAGGCAATCTCTGCCGCCTCGTCCTCGTCTCTGGCTCCCACGGTGATTGTGTCTTGCACGGTCGCCCACAGCACTACGTCAAAGTACCTCATTTGTCCTCCACCAAGTGATCAAAGCCAACGCTGCGCTCAATGTCGCGGAATGATTCGCACAGCGCAGGGAGATCGCCCAAAATGCCAACGTGCGGCACGATGCGGAACTCGTCACGAGTCGGCATATCCTCAAGATGGCCGAGGTCTACCGCATAGCGACAGCCTCGCAAATGTTCAGCGAGGGCGGCCTCTGCCTTTTCGTAACTGGCGAACGTCTCCGGCTCCTCGTCTAATTCCCACACGTTGAGCCAATGGTTGCCGACTAGGGTTAGCACTTCCCATCGTTGCGCGCTCACGATTGCACCCCCATTTGCGCTTCAATGATAGCGTCTAATTCCTCGGAACCCATTAAAGACACCCGTTCGTAAGCCATAACGACGGCCATCGAAAGGCGAACATCCTCGGGTAAGTTGATCGAGTTCGGTTGGGCGAGCAGTCGCATGGTTTCGGCTACTACGGCGTCGACCAATGCGTCGACCTGTTTATCGGTTACGGTATTCATGCGGCCACCTCGTCGCGGATTGCGTCTAACAGATGTTCGGCGATTTCGTACCAGTTAACGTCATCCAGAAAGGCTCGCGCCCATCCGTCCACAATGTCCGAGGGTGTCAGCATCCGGCTACGGATACCGACTGGCTCGCTTAATGCGGCATTGATGACTTCTTCCGCGTAGCCTTGCGCCCATCGCGCAACGTCGCAGACTTCTGGCACTTCGTCGAAATGGTCGCGCAGATTCAGTCCATCGAACATCTCAAGGTTAACGCGCCATGTGGCGTAATTTGTCCAACCGTTGTGTGTGTTTTGGTTTTGCATGGTTAGTCTCTGTAAATTAATCGTTAGTGATGAAAAAGAGAGCGGAAGTAGCAGCACACCATATGCCCGCTACGAATAGGTAAGGCGCGGCGTAGTCGTCGGCAAAGTAGCCCGCAACGGGTGCGATATAGGCTAGGGCGAGAGTTACAGACGATAGGCGAGTCATTGCAGCACCTCACGGGCGACAAGGTAAGCGGTCGGGGTGTTAGCCATTGCAGATGCAATCTGAACAGCGGCACGAGGTGAGCGGGCGACGATAAGGTTGGCGGCTACGTTAGACGTACCGCGAAAGTAAACGCGATATAGACGGTTCACGGTTGCACCTCTGCGTTGATAGCGGCGACATACTCGGGGAAGCGAGCGTCAATGTCGCAGTAAAGGTCAGAGGCGTCATCGAACGGTAAGCGGCTCTGTAGTCTCTCGTAAGCGAGGTCGATAGCCATAGCGACCCGAGCGTCGTGCGGTAGGTCAATGCTGTTGGGTTGGTTAAGGAGCCGCACGGCTTCCATAGTGACTAGGCCAATTTTCCAATCTGACATTGTTAGATGCTCCCCGCTGTGATGACGCTGTAATCGATGCAGTCATAACGACGACCGACCGACATATATAAAGACTTGTCAGATGCTCGGAAAACTGGACGACCCGCAGCGTTGAACTGTTGCGCGATCTTAGGCGTCACTTTGGTGATGCGCGTTGCCGTGCTGACGTAAATTGTTTTTCCGGATTCGAGAGAGTTTGTAATCCAGGCAAGAATCTCTGCCGGTGTTTGCTGTGTTGCCATCGTTAACGTCTCCGTGTAGTTGTGTGTCAACGATTCCTTTATACCCCTCTGCTATCTCTACGTCAACACCTGTTGTCGAAAATATAGTTACCCATGTTGCTAGACATATAGATGACGCTCGATTAGGTGAAACGGGAAAGAGCGTAAGTGACTAGAAAACATGGGATAAAGAGAGAGGATATGCGTTATAGGCGAAGTCTCTTACTGCCAAAAATTCCATCGAGCGTGATGAACTGTGATAGGCGAGCCTAATTCGCATACCACGGATACCGTCTCTCTGTTCCGGCTTCTCTCTGTTGCATTTACGCAACAACATAGCCATGTTACATAAACGCAACGTGTTGCATCTACGCAACATCATGTAAACAATTCTCGTTCACATAACTACATGATAATCGTTTGCATCCAGGCTTGTGGTACACGCACAACAATGTGTTGCAGCAAAACAACAGGGGGGGTAGGGCCAGAGCGTGACCGGTCACGATTACGAAAGGGCCAGAAAAATTTTGTAATTTTTTTTAATTTTCCTACCCCATTAATTCCTTCTAATTGGGTTAACGCATCCTTTATTTACCCCTTTCCCTAATAAACGATTGTTTGATATCCTTTACTGGCAACGTCTGACCAGATGCGCTGGTAGCGACCGAGAGGTAACTGAAGGAAAGGACTCCACCATCTAAGGCACTAAACGTACTCCTAGACGCTTCCGCCTCGGCACACAGTCTCGACGGATGTTCGAGATCGCGGCCTCCCGATGGGACAATCCCATACGTTGCTTGTTCTCTCGCCAAACCTTCTGTTACGCTCTCCGCATGGGATTACGAATGACGGAGCAAGAGTGGTCGCAGTTTGCCGCCACTGCTTTGGTATGCCGATCCTGCTTCTGGTCTGCTGAAGTGACGCGTCCGCAAAACAAGATTTGGTGCGCTCACCGTGTCGTTCACGGCTGGGTCACCGATAAACCTCGCTGCGACGGTCTGGCCTTTAAGTACGAGGACAAACGTGGAGACGTTTAGGTCTATCCCTTTTAAGCCTCGGGAACTAAAAGCCTCTCAGGAGGTTTTAGATAAGATTTACGAGGCTGCCAAACTCGGGCTAAAGGGTGACGCCTTGGCCTTTGCTGCGGACATGCTGCCAACCGAGTATCGTAGGCTCTGCCAGATGGACGGGGCTGCGGCTATCGCGGAGGCTAAAGGTCGTGCTGATAGTGAATTTGAGGCGGCCAACCAGTTGCGCGTGGCGGCTCTTGGTGGCGATAGCAAGGCAGCACTTGCTCTCTTGCAGCACGTGCATGGGTGGGTCGCTAAGACCCAGGTGCAGGTCGATGTTAAATCGCAGATCAGCATCATCGCGGCACTGCAAGAGGCGGAATCCCGCGTTATTCAGGGAAGAGTGGTGTCGGATACACCGCCTGCACTAGAACACCAGCAATCTGAGCGTATGTCGCTAACCCGCCAAACTGCTGACGTGGCAGCCTACGAATAATGCAAACGACAATCTATACCGCTGACGAAGAAATGGCGCTGATGTCGCGCCTATGGTCTAAAGAGATTGCCAACAATCCTGAAGCCTTCGTCCGATTCGTCTTTCCTTGGGGCAAGAAAGGCACGCCGCTTGAGCATCACGCTGGACCTCGACGTTGGCAGCGGGACGTTCTGCGGCAGATTAAAGAGCATATTGATGCCAACAACGGCCAAGTAGACTTTAAGGTTTTGCGGATGGCCGTGGCGTCAGGTCGCGGTATTGGCAAATCTGCCTTGGTTAGTTGGCTTGTTATCTGGATGCTCTCTACCCGCATCGGCGGTAGTGTCATCGTTTCGGCTAACTCTGAGGCGCAGTTGCGCTCGATTACGTGGTCGGAAATTACCAAGTGGCTGGCAATGTCCATGAATAGCCATTGGTTTGAGATTTCTGCCACCCGCGTAACCCCTGCCAAATGGATGTCAGAACTGGTAGAGCGTGACCTGCGAAAAGGCACGCGCTATTGGTCTATTGAAGGCCGGTTGTGGTCAGAAGAGAACCCAGACGCCTACGCGGGTCTGCACAACTCTGATGGCGTCATGCTGATATTCGATGAAAGTTCTGGTATCCCAGACAAGATTTGGGACGTTGCCCAAGGCTTCTTTACTGAGAACACGCCAAACCGTTTCTGGTTTGCGTTTAGCAACCCACGACGGAATGAGGGCTATTTCTATGAGTGCTTCAACGCGAAAAGGAATTTCTGGACGACGCAAAGCATCGACGCCCGGCAAGTCGAAGACACGGACAAAGCGGTCTACGAACAAATCATCGAAGAATACGGCTCCGACTCCCCGCAAGCCCGTATCGAAGTGTATGGGCAGTTCCCCGCCGATGGAGACGACCAGTTCATCTCTCCGAGCATGGTGGACGAAGCGGCGAGCCGCCCTAAATACCAGGATGAAACTGCTCCGATTGTATTGGGCGTTGATCCGGCTAGAAGTGGCAATGATTCCACGGTCATTGTTGCGCGTCAGGGTCGGGATATCGTCTCGATTAAGCGCTATAAAGGCGAAGATACGATGGAGATTGTCGGGCGAGTAATCGACGCTATCGAAGAGTTCCGCCCTGCGCTCGTGGTATTAGACGAAGGCGGCCTCGGCTACGGCATCTTGGATCGCTTGAAAGAGCAGCGATACAAGGTGCGTGGCGTTAACTTTGGCTGGAAGTCGTCAAAGCCTGCGATGTGGCAGAACAAGCGTGCAGAGATGTGGGGCGATATGCGCCAATGGCTGCGTACCGCCTCG